GCTGTTGAAGAAGAACAAGAATGTTTTAACTTATTCAGTTCATGAGTATGGGATTTTTCCAGGCACGGGATTGATTAGCGATTGGAAGCATCTTGCCTATAACTTCCCACTTGCATCAAAGTCAGGCGATGCAGAATTGCTATCTGCTACCGAGGGATTCCTCGAGGCTTGCAATGAGTTTCAACCGACAATGATTTTTGTAGCCTGTGGCGCCGATGGTCTAGCCAATGACCCACTCTCATCCTTGCAATACACCAAGGACGGCTATTTCAAGGCTATGCGCCTGATTAGGGAGCAGTTCCCCGAGCATCCAATCCTCTTGGGTGGAGCGGGTGGATACCAACCTGATACGGAAACCCCTGACCTATGGGCGACTGTTGCGCTTGGACTCATGGCTGTGCCTACCGAGGTTGTAAAACCCTAGACGCTAAGATTAGGCGGTAAATCGAGAGAAACAGGCAAAGCCTAATGACCACAATTATTGCTGTTCAATATGATGACAAGGCAGTAATTGGTGCTGACTCACAAACAACTGGAAGCACGGGTCGTAAAGCAATTCATTCTCAGATGGTAAAGATAAATCAGCGTGGTGATTTTATTATTGCTGGCGCTGGTGAATGTGCCCCTTGCGATATTGCTCAACATATTTGGAATCCGCCGATGCCAACTGGCAAAGACTGGAACAATCTTTATCACTTCATGATTTCTAAAGTAGTGCCATCCCTTAAAACTTGTTTCAAAGAGAATGAATACAAATGGGATTACGATGATGATGACAGTCGCTTTGGTTTTCTGATTTTAATTGGTGGAGAGATATTTGAGATTGCAGATGACTTCTCTGTGTCAATGGATGGCAAAGGTTACTACGGAGTAGGTTCGGGTTCTGATTTAGCAATAGGCGCACTCAGCGCTGGTGCAACTATGAAAGAAGCATTAAAGATTGCATCAGAGAATGACGCCTACACATCGCCACCTTTTATTTTTCATACGCAACAAAAGCGACAGAAAGTTGCATCAAAGCCAAAGAAGTAGTATCCTAACCCCAGTTGTATAAGAAGGCAGAGATTCTGCTGGACGGGTTCAACTAGAGGGAGGTACTTATCAAAACAAAACAAAAAATAGAAATACAATGGGAACACAGACCATCTAAGCCTATTGATGAAGTGCGGTTTACTTATGCCTTCAACTTTGGCGAAAGATTTATAGCCATCTTGCCTATCGGTTTAGTTCACAAAAAAACAGGTATCAAAGTAGTAACTCGCCAAGAAGTTAAAGAGGGTGAAAAACTACCTGATAATTACTGTTGGTTTGTTGTTCAAGGTACTAACGCTAATAACATCAGTTATGAATACCGCTATAACGCAGGTATTGGCGGTCATACAAGAACGACACCGCTTGGCAAATCTTCTATTGGTCCTTGGGGTTCTCAAAGATGGGTAGAAGATTACATAAACAAGAACTACATTCTAGGAGAGGAATAAATGAACGAGCAAGAAGTAAACAAGAAGTTTGATGACCTAGTACAACCAAAGATAATTCAACAAGTTATCAAACAAAAGAGGGAGCCAGCAAAGTTTCCTGAACTGCGATACCTATGGGGTGTTGCTTTACTGGGAAGTTTTGTCCTGATTGTTATTAGCGCTGTTATTAGCACTATTCTCGAATCGCTGTAATCCGCAAACGCAGATGACTCGAGACTCAAAGTATGTTGGATTAGGAACGGGGATTACTCGGTAACAATCAGCCGAGTGATTCTCGTTTTTCCATATATCGTTCGGGGTCATAAATAGTTATCGCCTTCGCAATTAGATGAGGTTGTAGAAGTTTGGCGTGATGTCCACAAAAATATAACTCACCACTTAAAAATGTTGCTCCGACTTTAGCCTTGGCTCCACATCGGTCACAGACTTCAAACACCTCCATGGGTGCTAAGACTGAGCCTTTCATTTTTTATTCTTTTTCTCAGGCGGGTATTTTTCAATCCGTTCTTTGATTCTTCCGTCTTTGTATAAACGAACAATCCAGCCATCTTTAATCTGCATTGGATTAAAAGAGTGCTTTGTTTTGCCGTTTCCTTTAGACATTAAGCCTTTCGCTCCCATCGGGTGCCATCTTGAACTAAGCCATCATTGTCGCCATCTTTGGCGTTCTTCTTAAAACCTTTGCTAATTCTATCCTGTTGCCAAGCGACATAACCGATAGTCATACTCATCATCAATACAACTGCTAGAACAATTCTCATTTTCTCTTCCTCAATAACTCTTCGAAATCTTTTTTCTTGGTTCCACCGTCATAAGCCCAAGCGTAACCCTTATTTACTAATTCCATATTGAGAGAATCAGTTTGTCTGTTGATAAACAGCCATCCGAGAATTCTTCCATATTTTTCTGAACTGTCTACTTTCTCGGTTCTAATAACAATATCGGTTGCGCCATTCAAAGCCTTGGTCAAATACTCTTTGACTTCTTTACCTAGAATCTTCTCTCTTGCATCTGTTGTCCGAGATTCAGGAGTGTCGATTCCAGCAAGGCGAACTCGGGAGGTAAAAGAAATATCAAAACCTAAATCGATGACCACATCAATCGTGTCGCCATCAACGACTTTAAGAACTTGTTTGACTCGGTACTCATACATTACTTGAGGCGCCCTGCATTGGTATCTGTAACTGGACCTCCAACAATCCAAGCACGGCAAGTCCGAGCGCTCGCACATTTGAAATCAAAAGCCTCGCAATATCCCAACTCCCCTGCCTCGGTTACATCCCAAGCAGTTTGGCGGTTATCGCCTCGGGCTAATCCGCCCTCGATACATTGGAGCATCTCAGAAGTTTGGATAAAAGCGGCGCAATTTCCACATCGCTGTTTCTTGGCTTCTTCGGCGCTGACGCCCCATTCAGCCCCCATCTTCTCCCAGTAGTCATCATTAGGCAGGGATGGGTTCAAAGGACCGTAGGAAGCCGTTTCTATGGCTTTGGCACGGTTCTCAAGGTTGGCTCTTACATCCTGAGTTGCGGTTGGGCACGAAGCCTTCAAAAGTGCGGAGACTGCTGGTGTAAGAGACATAGCGAAATTGTACCCTGTGGCGGGATGATTATTAACCCCAGTTATGTTATACTAGGGGTGTCCTGAGAGGAGGACGGAATGAAGAAAGTCTACGAAGTAGAAGTCAAGGGTCAAAAACAAAAGTATTACTTTGAAACTAAAGGCGAGGCTGAGGCTTACGCAATCACCGCTACTGCATGGGTTGGCGGTAAATACAGAATCCAAGCAATCTTCATCAACGAGGAGGTAGTTAAGTGATAACAGCAATCGTTAAAAAAGAAATCGAGCGTAGAAGTGCCAGCGACCCATACGGTGTAATTGAGGTGCGTGAGGTCGAGTTCGAAACTATCGACGAGATTGAGAGTTACTTGGCTTATCACAGGGCTTACATCAGAGGCATCGAGTTCAAGGGCAAAATCGAAGAGAAGGATGAGGACTAATCGTGAGTAACTGGCTAGACAGAATCGTGGTTTTAGGCGTCGAGGTCTCTAAAGAAGACTTGGACAAAATCAAAGAAATCATTGTTGAAAAGGTGAATAACTAACCCCAGTATGATATACTGGTCTTGTTCTTAGAGAGGAGAACAAAGTGGGTCAAAGAGCGGTCAAGAAAAAGGGTCAGTACAGACTTTACAAAGTCGAAGGCTGGAGTTATTACGAAATCTACTACGGCACAAAAGAAACTGGTGTTCATGTAGAAAACATTTCTGAGAAAGAAAACTTTGAGTGGGCTGTTGGCGAAATCAATAGAAGTTTCCAACAGGCTATGAAAGAAGAATTTGGAATTGGGGTGAGCAACTAATGGGTTGGAGCGAATACCAAGTTGGTAGCAATATCTCTACAAAGAAGTTTGTTAAATATGAAGTAGGTCGTTCCTATGGAGATTCTTACGAGATTGTAAAAATCGAGCAAGGCATGGCTGAAAAAATTGGCAGAGGTCAATTCAAAACTGCGTTTTATATTGCGGTTAAAAGTATCGTGACTGGCGAAACTTATGCTTGCGTCTATTTAGTCCAGCGTAAGAACGGTCAAGTCTTAAT